ATGCCAAATTGGACCCAGGTTTTAGAAGAGATCGTTATCAAGGCTCAGTCGAGCACGAACGCTGTTGACGAAGTACGCAGAAAGTACCTGGGGCTTTTGCAGAAGAAGACAGGCCGTAACGTCATTGCCTATTACTCCGGCTTCCTTCAGAAGCCGGGTTATGCGTTCGGGCAAGTGAACGATGACGATAAAAATGGATTTATGAATGCGGTTCACGGCCTGGATCGCAGTCAAGGTTTGGATTTGATCCTACACACCCCGGGTGGCGACTTGTCCGCTGCGGAATCTATTGTTCATTACCTGCGTCAAATGTATGGAACCGATATTCGGGCGGTGATTCCGCAGCTAGCGATGTCGGCCGGCACTATGATCGCCTGTGCGTGTTCTGAAATTATTATGGGCAAGCAATCAAATATCGGGCCATTTGACCCGCAGTTTGGCGGCATTCCGGCACACGGGGTTCTTGAGGAGTTCGATAACGCTATCGAGGCGGTTAAGCGCGATCCCGGTTCCACACCGATCTGGCAGGCAATCATCAATAAGTACCATCCTACCTTTTTGGGGGAGTGTGAGAAGGCAATTGAGCTAGCAGATCTCATTGTTAAAAATTGGCTCGTGAGTGGCATGTTTAAAGGCGATGCGGATGCGGTCGCAAAAGCGGATAACATCGTCCTTGCGCTGAATGATCACGCTGGAACCAAGACTCATTCCCGGCATTTGCATGTTGAGGATGCGGTGGGTTTTGGTCTGAAGGTGGTGAAGCTGGAAGATGACGAAGAGCTGCAGGATTTGGTGCTTACAGTGCATCACGCTTATATGCATACATTTGCAAACTCGCCTGCAGGCAAGATCATTGAGAACCATAACGGCAGCGCTATCGTTCTGTTTTCTCAATGATCAGTTGAGCCTTTAGATTAGGACCGAAATCCCAGCATGGCAGAGACCATACCTGCCATGCTCTTGGTATCTCTCGGTATCCATCTGCCGTAGTGCTTTCTGACCATCGTCGTGTCGGCGTGCCCCAGTTGCCTGGCGACCCATTCGACCGGAACATAGCTCGACAGCATCTGACTGGCAAATGTGTGGCGACACTGGTTGGCTCCTCGATGGCGGACTTCTGCCTTTTGCAAGTGAGCTGTAAACCAGTTGCTCACTGTCTTGCCATTCCAGAGCAAACCGCTGGTGGAGCTACGAAAAAGAAACCTGACTTTCATCTTCTTCGACGTGATGTTGTCGCGCTGGATGATGGTGATATCAACAGTCGGTGCTTCCTTGGCAGCGGCGACAATTTCTCGCATCAACTTGAGAGCTGGGTCGATCAGCTCCACGACTCGAACCCTGGAGCGCTCTTTGGGGACTTTGAATTCACCGACGACCAATGCCCGGCGGACGTGTACCAGGCCGGCTTCGAGGTCGACGTCTTCAACGGCGAGCCCGATGAGTTCGGACAGGGACAGCCCGGCCCAGCAGTTGAACTCAATCATCCGGGCGTCAGCACGCCGGTTGGGATCTGCTTTGCCGATCAACTCGATCTCGGCGCGACTGAAGGGGTCGGCATGCTCCAGGTCAACGTCAGATCCAACGTTGCTGATCCTGTCGAGTGGGTTGGCTTTCAAGATGCCATCGCCGAAAGCGTCGGCCCAGACCCCGCGGACAACGGTAAAAATGTCGTTCACAGTCTTTGGGGCTAAGCCTTGCTTGAGCAACTGCGCTTGAAACAACTCGATGTCGCTCTTGCTGATGTCGACGATCCGGCGCTTGCCGAATTTCTTCTCGACGTGAACGGCCTTGCTGACGTAGTTGACGACGGTGCTCGAAGCTTTGAGCGCGCGCTGAACCTCCAGCCAGCGATCAATGCCTTCCTTCACTGTGCGCTTTAGCGAAGGGCCGCCAGTCCCCGTGAACATGGCAGCCCTAGGCGAGTTCGGAAAGTGGGCCGCGTAGTCGAAGCGGCCCTCTTTAATTTCTGCAAGGATGGTGCGGCGCTTGTTGTCTGCATAGGCGATCGCGGCTTTGTTGACTTTCGAGATCCCTTCCAAGGGTTCCCGGCACCGTTGACCGTTAAAGATGAACCAGATGCGTAGCTGCTTGCCATTCATCTCAACGCCGGTCGGCATTTTGTCGATCATGGTTTTCCTTCCATCCAGCGCTCAATGGCCGCGCGGTTGTAGACGATCACGTTGGCTGGGTCGTAACGCCAGTGCTTGCCCTCGAGCCATAGGCCACGGGTGCGGTATTTGCGAACTGCTTCGGTGCTTAAGCCGAAGACTGGATACAGCAGGTCCTGGCGGAACCAGGCGCCCGGTGTAATGTGGAAGTCGAGTTTCTCTGCTGCGCTCATTGTGATCTGTCCCCTGCGCGCCGGGTGATGCCTTCGGCCTGGCGCTGCTTGCTGTATTGTTCGTGGCTACCGTGTGCCCGCGACTTATTGCATTTGTCGCAGATGGTTTGTAAATCGAGCGGGGGCATCTGCCCGCGCCGGATCCGGACTGTTCGACGAAGCGCAGTCATGCGGCCTCCTTCAGCGCTTCTGCTTGGCGCCACGGGTTGTTCGCTCGAGCCAGTGCTGCCATCGGCGGCGGGCTGACGCTGTTGCCGCACATGTGCACTTGTTGGGTCTTGGTGAACGGCTTACCGTCGGCGCCGTGGCTGATGATGTAGTCGGCCGGGAAGCCTTGAGCCTTGTACAGCTCGGACGGCTTCAGCATCCGCAGGCGGATATCGACGATCACGTACGGCATGCCCTTCACCATCACGGTGACCATTGCGAGCCGGTCCTTGGTGGTGATGGTTGGTGCTGGTGAGTCGCAAGCGCTGATGTTCTCGGTGCCGTAGTAGCTGATCAGGAAGGCAGCGATCCGCAGGGCACCAGCTTCGTGTTCAGGCGAGAGGGTAAGCGACACCAGCGAACTCTTGCCGCCGCCACCGGCAGTGATGGTCGGCGCCGGATCATCCAGGCCCTGGCCGACGCTGCCGCCGAATGCCCGCTCCATGAACGCGCTGACCAACCCGTGGTGCTGGCCGCCGGCGCTTATGGTGTGCAGTGGGTCGTTGGCGTCCCGTGCGTCACAGTTGCCGCGAAAGTGCACCAGGTTCGCTGTCGCCAGTTGCTGCTGGCTGCCGGTGTTGGTCACCGTGGTCATCGGGTCGAGTATGTCCTTGGCGTGTACGGTGTTGAATCCGCCATTGGCCTGGATCATCACCGCGGCGCTGACGGACTGGCCGCCTCCGCTCGCGGTTACGGTGCCGATCGGCCCCCAGATGTCGTTGACCCCGTGGGAGCGGCGTTTGTTTGCGCCGGAACCGTCGCCGTGCCCGGCCTGGACAATGCAGGCGGAAGCCAGTGCGTGTTTGACGCCCCCGGCGACAACGGTCCCCAGCGGCTGATCCACGCCCGGCACCCGTGGCTCTTGCCCTGGGCGTTCGCCGTAACCTGACTGAATCAGCGTGGGGCTGACCACCGAGAAGGCGCCGCCCTTCGGATAGGAGGTGATTGTCCGCAGCGGCTCATCGGCGGACTGCACTGCCTCACCGGACCAGTTGGCGATCGGCACAATGAACGGTGCTGCGCTATCGATGACGAATTTCTTCATCCCCTTTGCAACGCGGCGCAGGGTGGCCGGGGCCAGGTTCTTCTTGCGGCCGAAGATGCTTTTGCCCGGGTCGGTAAAGTCGATGCAGTCAGCGGCTGTTTTCCACTTCTGCTGGCCCTTGTTGGGGTTCTTGGCGTGTGTCGCCTCCGGCCACACAATCGGCTGCCCATCGCACCGGGCGATCATGAACAGGCGTTCCCTGCTGGTGGGCGCGCCGAAGTCGCATGCCCGGATCACCTTCCACTCCACGACGTAGCCCATGCCTTCCAGCAAGGCCACAAATCGGCGCCAGGTACGGCCGCGCTGTTTTGGGTCAGGGATCAGGAATTGCTGGCCCACCGGCACAACCTCACCAGGTGCGGCAACGTCGCCGCCTAGCTTCACCACGCGCCCGGTGGCCTTGTCGCGCTTGGCGATCAGTCGACCCCACTGCAGGATCTGCTTCACGTTTTCCAGGCTGATCACCCGGGGCCGCTTCATGCCTGCCCACTTGAGGCCGATCCACGACAAGTTGCGGATCTCGCGCTTGCGCGGCTGGCCGCCGGCGGCCTGGGAGTGGTGCGTGCAATCTGGCGACATGTGGAACCAGCCTACGGCTTTGCCGCCGCACTCGATGTCAGGGTCACCCTCGAACACGTCGGTGGTGAAGTGCCGGGCGCCGGGGTGGTTCACGGTGTGCATGCTGATCGCCTGCGGACTGTGGTTCTTCGCCACGTTCACTGCCCGGCCCAGACCAATCTCCAGGCCTGTACCAGCCCCGCCGCCACCACAGAAGAAGTCGACAACGATTTCGTCGTCCAGAGGGGAGAAGCCCAGGCGGTACTGCGTCTTAAGGTCGAGCGGTTGCGTTCTGAGGGTGGTCATGACAGAACCTCTAGAACTTGGTGGTGGCTAAAGATTTGCCGCTTCCCAGTTTCTACGTTCTTGGCGTAGAACTCATCGGGGCGTCGCCACCATATTTGGCTGTGGCTGGTAACTGCTACGGTGAGTTCCATGTGACCTATGCTGACTCGTAGCTTACTGCCGACTGGGAACGCACTTTGAATTGCTTTGGAAAGCCCCATTTGCGCACTTCTCAGCATCTCCTCGGCGTTGTGTATGGTCGTAAAGTCGTTCTGATCCTGGGTTCCGAGCATTATGGTTGGGGCTAGCAACTGCTCGCCCTTCGCAACGGCATCCAGATTGCCCGAAGCTTGCGTATACCCCACGACAGGCTGCGCGGGCGGGCGTTCCTGAGCGTTTAGCGTTGCATCAGCGAGCGCTGCCCCGCGCAGCTTTTCGTGGGGTATAAGTGCCTCGGCAGTGGCACTGGATGGGGCAATAATGCCTGCTGCTGCGCAGCAGAGACTGTTTGTTTCTAGCGTGTCGACGCCACCTGCAGCGCGGAGCAAAGCGGGCTGGGCGTTGGCGTTGTCCTGGTGGTTCTTCATGCCGCTTTCCTCCGGTGTTCGATTGCGAGTTGGTCCATCAGGCGCTGGTGATAGGTGAGTCGAGCTTCTGCTGCAGGCCATGGGCGGATGGTTTCGGCCATGGGTTCGATGCCGACCAAGCAATCCCAGATAGCCGGATCGGTTGGCATGAGGTCGCGGCGCTCTGTCGCCAGTGCAATCAGGTCGGCCTTGTAGATGCAGGCGGGGAGTTCTGGAGCGATGTCGAACCGCTCGCAAATGCGCCACCAGATGCAATCCTCGAAGTGCTGGTAGGCGCTAATCCACTGCTTGAGTGGCCGCGTCATGTCGCCCACGTACGCCTCGGCGGCGTCGTGCAGCAAGGCCGCGAGTTTGTGTTCTTCCGGCACCAGCTCGGCGACGATGCAGCTGTGCTGGGCCACGCTGTAGAACTCGCGGGTATGGCCGTTGAAGCGGCACAGATGGGCCAGCGAGTGCGAGATGTCCCGTGGGTCGATCATGTCGGCGTCAGGTTCGAACAGGTCGAAGCGCTTGCCGGTAGAGGTGAGGATCCAGTTCATGCGGCTTCCCTCACGAGATCGGCGAGCAGCAGGGCGTTGTCGGTTGCCTTGTGCAATTGGCGCAGAGCCTCGTAGCCGATCAGAGCTTTCAACTGCCGGTCGAGCTCTTTGTTGTAGCGGGTCAGGGCTCGCAGTTCGTTGGTGGTTTTGGCGTGTTGCTGCTGCAGTGTGCCGGCGGCTTGAGGGGTTAGGCGCAGCATGGGGATGGCGCGGCTCATGCTGCATCCCCCTTCAGCTCGAAGTGATCCATTAGCGCAGCCATGTCTAGCGCCTGGTCACGTAGGGCAAGTGCCTGCGTTGCTTGGCTTTCGGATCTAACGGCGCGGAAGGTGTCAGCGGCGAGCTTCAGTTTCTCGGCGATGGCGAGAAGGGTGTAGCGGTCTTGTGGCTCCCTACTCAACAAAAGCTCAGTGCGTCGGCATTGGTCTGACATTTTTTGGAGAGAGGTTGCGTATGCCGCTGAAGCTTCGTCCCGCCCCATGGTGTATCCGTGAGAGTGCCCTTCGCCGTAGCCATCCTCTCGGCCATCGGCCAGCCCGCCGCGGTATCCGACCCAATAAAGAGTCGCGGCGGCGATAACGATACTGATCAATGCGCAGATTTGAATTGCAGTCATGTGGTGTGCTCCTGGTGGTGTTGGCTGGTGGTGGCAGCCATCTGAGTTACTTGTCTTGCTCGCATGAATCGTTTTGCGGTCGCGGCATATCCTCGTCCGCCTTGTAGGCGCGGATGTCGATCAGTGCTGCGACATGCTTTATGTGGGCATACCGCAACGCCTTGACGCTGTGATCGAGGGTCGTTACCGGCAGTTGAATACGCCCGCTGTTGATCGCCTCAGTGAAGGTCTTTTCGTTGAGGTTCTTGAAGTAATGCACGCGCAGCTTTTCCAGTGGGATAAGCACGTCGCCGAAGAGTTGGTGAAGCATCTCGACGGTCGCGCTATCCGGTGCGGGTTGCAGTCGTAGCGGTGTTTGACTGATGTTGCTCATGGGCAGCGGCCTCCTTACGTTTGAGTCGTGAAGGGTGGTTCCAGGCATTTAGGCAATGGCGTTTGGTCAGCTCCCGCAGATGCTCCGGCACTTCGAGGAGCGCAGCGTTGCGCTCCTCGCGTGTGCCCATGGCGACGATCTGGCGGGCGTACTCCCTAGGCCACGTCACGGTTATCTGCCGGGACGGCTGGCAGTTCGAGGCCGAGCTGATTCGCCAGCCAGGGCATGCCGGCTTGTCGGACCTTGGTTGACTGGCTGTACTGCATGCCGGCTTTCTCGTGGTACCAGTTGCTGTCCTTGACCCGCAGGTACTCGCGATCACGGACGGGGAAGGCCGGTAAGTTGCTGTCATTGAGCAAGCCCTTTTCACGCATGAGCGCGATCAGCTTGGGGCGGGTGAGACCGAAGTACTTGGCGGCTTTTTCCAGGCTACGTTCCATCGCAACCTCCTAGGCTGCATGCGCGGCGGGAGTCGCCACGGCAGCCAGATGGGTGATGGACTCGGCCACCATGGAGTAGATCTCCACGTCACTGCCGTACACCGTGAAGCACTTAGTGCGTGGCTTTCTGACGCCGATGCTCATGATGGTGGTGATGCCAGCGCGGGTTTTGTTGCGGTGAATTGCCAGGTTGATCGGTTGCTCGAAGCCCATGTCGAGGCTGAGGGCGCCGCCGGTTTGCACTAGGTTGAAGACCTGTTGCCTGTGGCCGGTCGCGAACACGCCATAGCTGCGTTCTGCATGCGGCAGAGACGACGGATCGGCAGAGGTGGTTGGCCCGTTGACGATCTCCTCAATGAAGTCCGCAAGCTTGAGGTGCATCTTCTTGGTATTGGTCAGGGTCAGCGTGTGGCGTTCACTACCCAGTTCAACGGTGAAGTGCGTGTCGACTTTGCGGCGCTCGACGTTCAGGCGAAAGGCCAGAGCCTCACGCTGTGTTTCGGCGCGCAGCAGGTGGTTGAAGGTTTGGGTCAGGCTGACCTGGGCCTTGAGCAAGGTCAGGGTGCGGTTGTCGAGTTGGTACTTTTTCATGCCGCATGCCCTCCGCCGTTTGGATCGAAGGGGGCGGGTGCGTAGCGCTGTTTCAGCTTGGGTTTGGATGCGATGAAGGCGCAACCGCAGTCTTGTGCCAGGCGGCGGATTTCGAAGATGCGGGAGGGGTTAGCAGCGGCCGGGTGGACGTGCAGGGTGGCTGTGGTGTGCATAGTGTTGCCTCGCTCTGTGGTGAAAGAGTGAGAGCAATATCAACCGTTGGTTTATTTTTGTCAACAACCATTGGTTGATATTTGTCGGTTCTGTTGAGTTTAAAGCGAAATCGAATTAGCATCATATTGACATCACATTTCTACTCTGCGCGCTTTAAAGAGTTTCGATAAAGCTTTCTAATTAAAATAACCTATACTGGTCCTCAATCGATGAAGCACTTGCCGTTACTTTTTTCAAAATATCTTTGGCTAGGAGTTATCCTGCTTCTGATCGCAATTATTTTTAATAAGTATTTTGGACAGGCAGGCTTTTTGCCTTATGTTGTGATACAGCTTATCCAAAGTGTTGCGGTCGCAATTATTGTTGCTTCGATTTTTACTTATACAATGGGTACCGCTGAATTTGTTGATAAAATAAAAGATCTGCTAGAGGATGTGGTTGTAAGCAGGCGCTTTCTTGGAAATTTAAGTTCCAAAGATAAAGAGGAGGCCCTGCATGCGATACTTAAGGCGAGTGACGCGGAAAGTAAAATATACTCCAATATTACAAGGTTCTATTCCCATCATGTAAGTAAAACTCTTGAAATTAGGGAGAAGTGTGTAAGGAGTAATTACACGATAACGGCTAGGGCTTTTTATGACAATAGTAAAAAGTTAGTTGCCGTTAGTGGTATTTATTCATACAGGCTCTTTCCAGGTGCTACGGGATATCAGCCGATCAAGGTTGGGTTTGATGAAGGTGATATTCACTCCCGCATAGAGAGAGTGATCGTACACAAACCAAACGGCGAAAGGCGAGTATTCGAGGCAATTGAGCTTTTTCCACAGGAAAACGTAGGGGCACACGACAGGTTGGGATCGGTGGCTACTGAGGAAATAGGAAAAGGTCAAGATCATTTAGATATCGAAATTCATGTGCTTGAGTACGGCCTAGATCATTGGTTTATGTTTACATTCAAGGCGTTGCAGCCTACCGATGGGTTTAGATTGAACCTTATTTGCACTAACGGGCTTGAAGTTAGAAAGCACTGTGTTTTTGATGATGGAAACGCTTATCACGTTGACTCGGATAGCCCGCAAGAGCTTAACATCGCATGCCATCAATGGATCAAGGAAGGAGTCGGTGTATCTATCTTAATATCAATCCCTCACTCTTTCGATGGTAAGGGGGTGTCTTCAGAGGAACAGTTAGTTGCGTCGGAAATAAGCATGCCGCTCAGAGCTGTTCAATAATACTGTAGTCACTCTGGTATGAATGAGCCCACTACTTTTCCACAGATGTGGGTTTCTTCGGTTATTTCGATTATCGGATATTGAGGGTTTATAGGCTTGAGAAACTGACGTCCAGTATCTTCAACAAGAACTTTGAAGGTAGCCTCATTCGTTCTTGGTACCCTTGCTATCACTCGGTCTCCTGGTCGTGTTTCCGCTTCAGGATCAACAAAAATAATACAGCCTGTTGGGTAGCTTCGGCCTGGCCCTGGATTCGTCATGGAATCGCCTTGAACCTTCAATGCGTAACCTTGATTACTTATAGATACGGGACACGAGAGCCAACTGTCAGCTTCGTAGTATTCGAAGTTTGATGGGGTTTCACACCAAGCGCCTGCTTGGACCCAAGAAATTAACGGTACTTTTCCAAATTTTTGAGCTATCTCTCTTATATTGCTATCTTCTTTACTTTCTAAGACAACCGACTTGTGAGTGTCGCTTAAGTTTTTAGGTTTTACTCCGTACTCCAACCACTCTCGCCTAATTTGCAACCATGAGCATAGCTCAACCATGCTGTCTGCTTCAGCGATGGCATCGCCATTCAGCCATTTGCTGATTGCTTGTGGGCTCTTGTTAACACCAGCACTCCTCAAATGCTTATGAATATCCACGCCACGTCCCCGGGTGCGTACACCGGCATCGTCGAGTGCTTCGTGAAGGCGCGCCGTGAAAGCTGCCCGTAGCTCGTTCTTATCAACCATGAGTTGATACTCTCACAGGGGTTGCGCAATAGTCAGTTGATGTTAATATCAACCGCGAGTTGATAAATGGAGGTTGCCATGTTGGACCCCGCAGATTTTCCGAACGCCATCGCGTTCGCATTTGAAGCAGTAGGCGGAATTGGTGCCGCCGCCAAGGTGTGTGAAAGGAGTTATCAGGCGCTCAATAAGTGGCGCTTGGCTGCCAGCCTTCCCCGCACCGATTACACCGGTGAAACCCACTACGCAAAACTTTTGGCGACCGCTGCAGAGCAGAAGGGCAACGCGTTTGACGCTGCCTGGTTGCTCCATGCATCGGCCCCGCAGAAAGCTGCAATGTAGATAGAAAAAAGGCGACCCAAGGGCCGCCCAGTTCCTCCCGGCACACACCACCACAGTGCTGTCGGGTCGCGACGAAGGTAGGAGGGCACACCACATGCAAACCACCTCCCTTTATCGCGCTGCCAAGACACGGATGTCTTGGGTTGCTGCCTTTTCCACCACAGATTAGGCAGCTGTTGCGCCAGAGGTGAGCAACGGATTGTTCGCCTCGGCACGGTGCCGGTTTTGATCCACAGATCTAGCCGGCGTTTGGGCCCTTTCAAGCCACGCGGCAAATGTAACACCACTGCATGTCGCGGGGCACTGGCAACTTCGTAGGATTAATGCCATGAGCCGAGTAGCTTTAAGCTGTGTTGATCGAGCGCAAAGGGAAGTACTGACGCTCGAATTAGCCTTGTACCACGCCGCACGGGACTATCCCGGCGGTGCCGCTGCAATCGCCGCCACCACTGGTAGAAATGCCACCACGCTGCAGCACAAGTTATCTCCCACACACCCCTCGCATACGGTCAACATCCAGGAGTTTGGCGAGATTCTCGAACTCACCAAGGACCGCCGCATTCTCGATGCAGTGCATGGCCTTGTCGGTGACACGATCTGGCAGGAGTTGGCCGAGGCGTACACCAATGACATGCCCGAAACCCTAACCACGGGCATCGCGCAGTTCTTTCGGCAGGTCGCGGATTTGTCCGAGACCTGGGCCAAGCACATTGGCGACGGCAAGGTCGATGACGGCGAGTTGGCCGAGATACGTCAGTTGGTGTTTCGCGGCATTCAGGGATTGTTGGGCATGTACAACCGCGCCCGTTACGTCAACCAGACGACTCGCGGGGTGGAACGTGGCTGATATTGCTGACTTTGCAAATGACCTGGTGCAGGAGCGGCTTGATCAGGCTCAAGCCGCACGCGCTGCTCTTAAGCGCGCCACGGCTCTGCATTCCCTAATGTTCTGTGATGAATGTGATGAGCCGATCCCGGAAGGTCGCCGATTGGCGCAGCCTGGGTGCACCCACTGCATTGAATGTCAGGCCGCTGATGATCTGAGGGCTTCGCGTTATGCTCGATGAAGTAATCATCCAGTTCGCGGACTACGGCCTTGAGCCCGACCAACCTTTGGTGTTCGGCAAGCTCACCCGTTGCAAAACCACTCAGGACAAAGGCAAGGAAAAAAACGGCTGGTACATTGTCCATGAACACCGAACCGAGAAAAACGAAACGCTGATCTTCGGCAGCTTCGGTGACTGGCGCTCTGGTGACACCCAGAAGATCAAGGTCAAGGCCGGGCGCATGAGCCCTGAAGAACGCGAAGTCATGCGCGCTCGGCAGGAAGAGGCCAAACGCAAGGCTGCCGAGGTCGCCGCCAATGCGTCGCGTCGGGCCGCCAACCGTGCTGCCAGCCTGTTCAAACGCATGCCCGAGAAGGGCAAGAGCGCCTACTTGGATCGAAAGCAGATCGTCGGCTTCAAAGTCCGCTATGCGCCCCGTACCGGCGCATTTTTAGTGCCCATGTGCAACGTGCGCGACCAGATCGTCGGCCTACAGGTGATCTTCCCGGTCAAGCAAGAGGACACCGGGCGCGACAAAGCCTACTGGCCCTACGGCATGTCGAAAGAGGGCGCCTTCCACCTGATCGGCCCGCACCCTGAACCCGGCGAGCCGGTGCTGGTGTGTGAGGGCTACGCCACGGGCGCAAGCCTGCACATGGCGACGTCGCTCACTGTCGCCATCGCCTTCGATGCGGGCAACCTACTGCCGGTCTCGAAGGCGATGCGCGAGCGCTTTCCCGGTTGCCCGCTGATCATCTGCCGCGACGATGACTGGAGGACCAAGCGCCCTAACGGTGAACCCTGGAACCCCGGCGAAGAGAAAGCCGCCAACGCCGCGCTGATAGTCGGCGGCCAGGTGGTTGCGCCGGTGTTCTCCGGCGAGCGCGAGATCAAGTGGACCGACTTCAATGACCTGCACGTCGCCGAAGGTTTGGAGGCCGTCCGCCGTCAGGTGCTGGCGGTGGTAAAGCCTCCTGCAGCGGGTGGCTGGAAAGACCAGCTCGCCCGCACCGAAAACGGCTCGCTGATCGCGCACATGCAAAACGTCGAGCTGATCCTGGGTAATGACGAGCGCTGGGCCGGGGTCATTGGTTACAGCGTGTTCAGCTCCAAGATCGTCAAGCTACGTTCCGCGCCCTTCGGTGGCGGTGCCGGCGATTGGGCCGACATTGACGACATGCGAGTGATGAAGTGGCTCGCGCAGCAATACAACCTGCGGGTCAAAGCCTCCCATGTGATCGAGGCGGTCAGTGTGGTTGCCCACGACCACGCCTTTCACCCGGTGCGCGAGTACCTGGAGAGGCTGGAGTGGGACCGCGTACCCCGCATTGAAACCTGGCTGACCGATGTGTTGGGTGTCCATGCCAGCGAATATTCCGCCAAGGTCGGCAAGCGCTGGCTGATCTCCGCAGTTGCTCGGGTGATGCGCCCAGGCTGCAAGGCCGACTCGGTGATGATCCTCGAAGGCGGGCAGGGCGCCGGTAAGTCCACGGCTATGGGCGTCCTCGGTGGCGAGTGGTTCATGGACACGCCTTTTGCCCTCGGTGACAAGGACAGCTTCCAGGCGATTCGCGGCAAGTGGATCGTTGAGCTGGGGGAGTTGGACAGCTTCAACAAGGCGGAAAGCACCAAGGCCAAGCAGTTTTTCTCTGCGTCCACCGACACCTACCGCGAGAGCTACGGCCGCAGGACGAACGACGTGCCACGCCAGTGTGTTTTCGTGGGTACCACCAACCAAGAGGAATATCTCAAGGACGCCACGGGCAACCGTCGTTACTGGCCGGTGTTCTGTAACAAGGTCGAACTGGAGCAACTGCGCGAGATCCGCGATCAGTTGTGGGCCGAGGCGTTGTTCTGCTTCGAGGCCGGCGACATTTGGTGGGTGACTAAGGACGAATCGTGGATGTTCGCCGAGGCGCAGGACGAGCGCTTTGTGGTGGATGAATGGGAGGGGCCAATCCTCGCCTGGATGGAAGAGTCGCAGATCGGCGAAACCGCCACCGGCAACGAGATCCTGACCCAGGCGCTGAAGCTCGACTTCGGTCATTGGGGCAAGCCCGAGCAGATGCGAGTCGGGGCGATCATGCACCGGCTGGGTTGGCGTAAGCGACGCATGCCGGCTTTGGCAAAAAGCGGGGTGCGGCCCTGGGCCTACGAAAAGCCTGCGGGCTGGGGGCGTGCGCCTGCGTTGCAGCAGTCGGTGATCGAGGAGCCTTGCTTTGATTAAGCGAATCGACGAGATGCTCAAGCTCTGGGCGCAGGATCTGCATTCGCCTGTGCCGGACGGCGCGGGTGGACCGAGTGGCGGCAACATGATCGCCATGCTGATGGAGTGCAAAGGGGAGTTGATACGCGGTACGCGGGGTAGTCGGGTGCTGCTGGACGAGTCGGCCGACATTGAGCTGATCGTCAACAAGCACTTGCCGCCGCAGCTGTCGGTCGTCGTGCGCGAGCACTATTGCAACCAGGAGAGCTTCCTGTCGCAGAAGTACACCCACTGCGGATGCAGTCGGGATACCTACTATCAGCGGTTGCACGAAGCACACCTGCACATCGCCGGCATGCTGATGGGGAAGGCTGCATGACCCTCGGCGTCACTCCGCGTGCCCTTGTCCTACTGTCCCGCGTTGTCCGACTGCTATTTAGCGCAGTTGGACAGGCGCAGGCCGCGTCGTTGCTGGCCTGTCCTACCGTCCAACCTTCACCCGCCCCACGCACACATGAGCATAGCGGGTACGTAATCGCGCCCATGGCGCGCACGCGTGCTTTTAGCTTTCTCTCTATACACAAGAGAAAAGTAAAAAAGGTAAGGCAGTAGGGCAGAGCCCCGTATTCAGGCGCCTGTAGCTGTCCTACTTCGATCCAGAATAGTGGGACAGGTCAGACAGGGCACCAGAAGCGATAGCCGATTGAATGCGTTGTCCCTGCGTTACACCTGCGTCATACCTGTATTGCACCCGTATTGCGCCATGGCATTAAAACCCGCTTGCTGCCACCGGAATCGACCTGTAAAAAGTACCCATCTTCGATAGGTGCGACCGCAAGCAGCGGGACTCACCACCACACTGAACCCGGCCATTGCGCCGGGTTTTTGCGTTTATGGGGTAGGGCGATGACAAACGAGCAGCAAGCGCTTATTGAGATGCCGATCTGGATGGTGATCGTACTGTCCCTGGTCGGCGGGATTTCCGGCGAGGCATGGCGGGCCGACAAAGCGGGGGTGAGCGGTTGGTCCTTGGTTCGCCGCTTGGTACTCCGCTCAGGGGCCTGTGTGGTCTGCGGGCTTTCCACCATGATGTTGTTGCACGCCTCGGGCATGTCGGTCCTGGCGGCGGGGAGCATCGGCTGCCTTACCGCGATGGCCGGGGCCGATGTCGCCATCGGCTTGTACGAACGCTGGGCCGCCAAGCGGTTGGGCGTGTGCGACGTGCCACCCTCGGGTAGTAGTCAGGGGTGATGCGCTGGAGGCCACGGAATACGTGGCCTGCACCAAAATCGGGCGTCGAAAAGTCGCCGGGGACCCTGGCGGCATTCGAGGGACACGGGGCATGAAACCCGCGGGAAAGTGTTAGCGGACAGTTCACCAGCTTAGTGAACTGAGGTGAACAGGTGAACTACCCCGGATTCACTGGGTGAACAGGAGATTCCATCATGACCGTAATCAGCAAAACGGAGTTTGCGGCACGACGTGGTTGGGCCAAATCTTATGTTTCCAAGTTGGCTAATCAGGATCGCCTGGTGCTGACCGATGACGGCAAGGTCGAACTGGAAGCCACTGAAGCGCTGCTGGCTGAGTCGGCGGACCCCAGCAAAGCCGCCGTTGCCGACCGCCACAACCGGCTTCGCCTTGAGCGAGAGGCGCAAACAGCCGCCGAAGAACCTGCGGTGCCGCAAGTTGGGCAGGCGGCAGACTTTCAGAAGTCTCGTGCCCTGCGAGAGCACTATCTTGCACTTCAGGAGCGAGACAACTATCGCAAACAGCAAGGCACCTTGGTGGACCGCGAAGCAGTGGAAATCGGCGCCTTCAATGCGGGTCGTCTGTTGCGTGACCAACTGCTAGGGATGTCGCCACAACTCGCGCCGGAGCTGGCTGCAATGACTGACCCTTGGCAAATTGAAAGGCATCTGACCGCCGCCATACGGCGTTCGCTGGAAGACGCTGATCGTATGTCTTCCTCTGACTTTGAACATGCACTGACGACGAGTTAAGCCCATGCACACGGAAATTTCTGATGGTGCGGAGGTGTACCGTGAGGCGTATTTCCGTGGCCTGCAGCCCGATCCGGATGTTTGGATTGACCAGTGGGCTGACGAGTACATGCGGATCCCGCGTGATACGGGGGCCGCTGAACCAGGACAGTACCGCACATCGCGCACACCATATGCCAGGGAACCGATGCGTTGCCTTTCGCCGGCTCACCCCTGCAAACGCGTAATCACGATGGTCGCCTCGCAGTTGATGAAAACGCAGATCGGATTGAATTGGATCGGCGGCCTGATCCATATGGCACCATCAAACATCCTTGCGCTGCTGCCTAGCCTTGGATTGGCTAAACGGGTTTCGTCCCGAATCAGCAAGACCATCAAGGCTACGCCTGTGCTGCGTGAGCGTGTTGCCTCAAGTCGGTCGCGAGACTCACGCAATACCATGGACACTAAAGAGTTCGAGGGTGGGGCGTTGTATGTCACCACCGCAGGCTCCGCTGCCAACCTTTCAGAATTGTCGGCGCGGTATGTATATGGCGATGAGATCGACCGCTGGGAAGTGGATATCGGTGAGGAGGGGGATCCTATTGAGCTGGCAGAAACACGGGGCAGCACCTTTGGCCGCAATGCCAAGTTCTACTTCTCCAGTTCGCCAACGATCAAGGGCGCCTCGCGCATCGACGATCTGTTCGAGGGCAGTGACCAGCGTTATTTCTACGTACCGTGCCCGACATGCGGGCACATGCAAACGTTGGAATGGGAGCGGCTCCACTATTCGAAAGACTACAGAGTCGTGCATTACGAGTGCGCGGCGCCGGATTGTGATGTGCTGATTGAGGAACACCACAAGGGTGACATGCTTGCCCGTGGCGAGTGGCGCGCCCATGCCCAGGGCGATGGAGAGACGGTTGGTTTTCACCTCAATGCGTTGTATTCGCCACTGGGCTGGATGGATTGGAAGTCTCTCGCCAAGCAATTTGAAAAGGCCAAAAAGGCGCAGGTCAAAGGCGACCTGGAGCCCATGCAAGTGTTCTACAACACACGTCTTGCTAAGGTCTGGGACAGCGCGCAGGAACAAACTAAGGCTGCCGTCCTCATTGCACGGGCACGGCTGGAGACCTATGGGGTCGGCTCGATGCCGTTGGGTGTACTGATGCTGACTGCCTCTGTCGACGTCCAGGCTAATCGCCTGGAACTGATGGTCATGGGCTTCGGGGTTGGTATGGAACGATGGGTCATTGACCACCAGGTCATTTGGGGCGATCCGGCGAATGAAAGCACCTGGTCTGTGCTTGATGACAAGCTCAAGGTTCGCTACCGGCATCCGTGCGGTGTGGGCTTGGCGATCCTCGCTACAGCGGTCGACTCCGGTGGTCACCACACCGACGAGGTTTACCAGTTCTGCCGCCTGCGTCGCTGGCGCAACGTGTTAGCGGTCAAGGGGGCGAGCAAGCCCGGCAGGAACGTAATCGCGCAACGTCCTTCGATGATGGACGTGACCTGGAAAGGGCAGACGGAGCGTAACGGCGTTGAATTATGGTTCGTTGGTACCGACACCGCCAAGGACTGGATCTACAACCGTTACTCGTTCGAGTCAGGCCCAGGGGCTTTGCACTTTGCCAACGACTTGCCAGATGAGTTTTTCGAACAATGCGTTGTTGAACGTAAGGTTACCCGCTACATCAAGGGCCACAAGCGCATCGAGTGGGTCAAGGGCAAGGCTGAGCGCAACGAAGCGCTCGACCTGATGGTGTATTGCCTGGCGATGGCGCATTACCTCGGCATCAACCGCTACCAGGAACACGACTGGGAGCGGGTGCGACAAGCGCTGGCGCAAGCCGGTTTGTTCGACGATGTGTTGGGCGTCAAGCCCGTGCAGGGCAAGCGCTTCGACGCTGACGAAACACCGGAACCAGTTGCGGCGCGTCAGTCGCTACCCGCACCGCCACCTGCTGCACCTGTCGCCCAATCGCGACCCGCTGACCCCCCTCAACGCCGCAGCTCCACCAGCGGTTACCTGAAGAGACGCTGATATGTCGTTTACCCCCAAGCACCTCGAAGTCATCGAGCGCGCCATTGCACGCGGTGAAAAGACCGTGCGCTACAGCGACCGCACGGTGGAGTACCGCTCTATCGACGAACTGCTCAAGGCCCGTGACGAGATCCGCACGTCGCTGAGCCAATCCGCCGGGCCGCGCTCTCGCGTGATCCGGCTTACCCACGGAGGCAAGGGAATCTAATGGCCCGACATTATCCGACGCTGACCCGTAACGGATTCTTGCTGCCGTCGAATATTAAGGCCAGTTACGAAGGCGCCGGTGAGGGCCGACGCTCGGCCAGTTGGGAAGCCACCGACAACGGCATCAACAGCATCAACACCCCGGCGTTGCGCAACCTGCGGGCACGTTCGCGGGCGGCGGTGCGCAATGACCCGTATGCGTTCAACGTCATCGACAAGCGCGTCAGCAACCTGATCGGCACGGGCATCACGCCCAGGCCTGCGACTGAAGACGCAGATCTGCGCAAACTCCAGCAGCAGCTCTGGGATGACTGGGTGGACGAAGCGGACGCCGATGAGCTGACCGACTTCTACGGCATGCAGGCCCTGGTGGCGCGCACCGTGGAAACGGCCGGCGAGTGCTTTGTGCGGTTGCGACCGCGCAGCCCAAGTGAAGGTTTGGCGGTGCCGCTGCAGCTGCAGGCGCTGGCCCCTGAGTTTGTCCCACACGACAAGTTCGAGACGGCCAAAAACGGCAACGTGATCCGCGCCGGGATCGAGTTCAACCCGGCCGGCAAGCGTGTGGCGTATTGGATGTACCTGTCGCACCCACGCGATTCGTCGTCGTTGAATGTCGGTTACAACCAGTTGGTGCGTGTTCCGGCGGCGCAGGTGCTGCACATCTTTGAACCGATGGAACCGGGGCAGTTGCGCGGCGTGCCACGTTTGGCCCCGGTGCTTAAGCGCCTGCGCAGCCTGGACAACTACGACGACGCGGTGCTGTTCCGCCAGGAGGTGGCGAATCTGTTCGCCGGCTTCATCAAGCGGCCAGCCCCGGACAGCGGGCAGCAACCACGCGACCCTGTCACCGGGCAACTGCTGACCACTGACCGCGACGGCTTCACGCCGATGGTTGCCCTGGAGCCCGGCACCATGCAGGAGCTGGGGCCAGGTGAAGAAGTGGAGTTCTCCAAGCCACCAGACGCCGGCAACAACTACCCGGACTTCATGCGTCAGCAACTTATGGCTGCGGCGGCGGGTTCGGGCACGCCTTACGAGATCCTCACCGGCGACATGCGGGAGGTCAACGACCGGGCGCTGCGCGTGGTGCTCAACGAATTCCGGCGCCGTCTGGAGCAACTGCAATTCGGCGTGTATGTGCACCAGCTGTGTCGCCCGGTTCGCGCTGCCTGGATGGACATGGCGGTCTTGTCCGGCGCCCTGGTGCTGCCGGACTACGCGCAACGCCGCCGCGAATACCTCCGCACACGTTGGGTGCCGCAAGGCTGGGCCTACATACAGCCGGTTCAGGACGTACAGGCGCGACGCATGGAAGTGCAAGCGGGCTTTGGTTCACGCAGTGAGATGTGTCTGCGCAACGGCTACGACGCGGAAACCATCGACGCTGAAAACGCTGCCGACCTCGCTAGGTCCACGGATCTCGGACTCAACTACACGACTCTTGATGCCATCGAGCCTATTGATGACAAGGAACAACCATGAGCAAAAAAGCCAAGCCCCGCGTTTATGACATGGCGGGCAAGCAGGTCAAGGTCGCCGACAAAAGCTGGTACACGCTCCAGGCCAGCGGCGAGGCTGAGCAACGCAATATCGAGATTTTCGTGTACGGCGAGATCGGAGCCTGGGGCGTCACTGCTAATCAATTCGTGCAGGATCTGCGCGCCATGGATGACGGCGCGTCCCCGGTGATAGTCGCGTTCAACAGCATTGGCGGTGATCTCTTCGACGGTCTCGCGATCCACAACGCGTTGTCCCGGCTGGGCGAGCGCTGTACGGGTCGTATTGATGCCCTCGCGGCGAGCGCGGCCAGTGTTGCGGTGTGCGGCGCTCACCGGGTAGTGATCGCGGCCAACGCCATGCTGATGATCCACAACCCCTACACCTTCACCGGTGGAGATGCTGAAGACTTCCGCCGCGTCGCCGATGTGTTGGACCAAACGCTGGAAGCAATCATCGCTGCCTACAAAGCCAAGGCGCCCGACATCGACGAAGCCGAGCTGCGGCGCATGGTCAACGCTGAAACCTGGCTCACGGCCAACGAGGCGGTAGCGCTGGGCCTGGCCGATGAAGTGGGCGACGGCCTCAAGGTCAGCGCCTGTCTAGGCCAGGGTAGCGTCCTGCAGCGTTTCCAGAATGCCCCGCCTGAATTGCTCGCCCAATTGGACGAAGAGCCGGAAGTTGAACAACAGGAGCCCGATCCTATCCCCGTACTGGATGCGGCCAAGCTGGCGCTGATGGTCACACAGGGTTGTGCTGCTGCGGGCATTGGTAACCTGGTGGATCCGATACTCGCTGCGACGAAGCTGGAAAGCGAAGCGGTGATCCAGGCAGCACTGACCAATGCAAAAGCCTTGCACGGCCTCTGTGTCGCGGCACGCCTGCCAGAGCTGACGGGCGAATTTATAACCGCCGGACTCGATGAAGCTGCAGTCCGTGCGCGTCTCTTCGACAAGCTGGTAGGCAGCGGCGGGGGGTTCGAAATCAACAACAGCCTGCCGCTGGACGATGATCCAGCCCCGGCGATCAAGGCCAAGCAGGTCGACACCCAATCAATCTGGTCCAGCCGTCAGGCGGCACAAAACGGTAACTCGAAAGGAGCAAGAGCATGAAAACTGAATCGATGCACGCAGGCGAGTTCCTGCTGTCCGAGGGCGCAGGCAACATCTCCCGCGAAGCGATCAACGTCGCCGCCGGTGCCGCTCTGGAGCCGGGTCAGATCCTGGGCCTGGTCACTGCCACTGGTGAGTTTGCGCCGTATAAACCGACGGCTGAGGATGGCAGCGAGAACGCTGTCGCGATCCTCTATGGACCTTTGAGCGAGTCGGATGTTGTGCGGCGCGGTCGTGCCATCGTACGGTTGGCGGAGGTCAGTGAAGCGCATTTGACCGGCCTCGACCCTGCGGCCGAAAAAGCCTTGAACGCTCAACACCTGATCGTTCGCTAAGACGTTCCCCCCTATTTATGCATCCCGCCCAGTGCGGGATTTTTCGTTTCTGGAGAGTACCCCATGGCCGATATCGCCATTTTTGAAGACGATGCGTTCAGCGTTTCCTCGTTGACCGCTGCAATCAATGATCAGGAATACCTGCCGGGCCGCATCAGCAGCCTCGGCCTGTTCCGCGAAGAGGGCATCAGCACCCTGACTGTGCAGATCGAGAAGGACGGCGACACTCTGGCCCTGGTGCCGGCGGGTGAGCGTGGCACTTCGGGCATGGTGGTCGGTGCGACCAAGCGTCAGTTGATTCCGTTCAACACCGTGCACCTGCCGGAACGCTTCACCATCAAGGCCGACGAGATCCAGGGCATTCGCGCGTTTGGTACCCGAAGTGAGTTGCAGGCCGTGCAGGACGTGGTCAACAAGCGCCTCGCGAAAGCGCGCCGCCAGTTGGATGCCACCCACGAGTTCCAGCGCATGGGGGCGTTGAACGGTCAGGTACTGGACGCCGATGGCAAGACAGTGCTGTTGGACATTTATAAATCCTTCGGCGTGAATCGCCAGAAGCTGCAGATGGGGCTGAACAGTCAAGACACCGAGCTGCGGGTCAAATGCGGCGAAGCGCTGGACATGCAGGAGGAAGCCCTCGGCAGCGTCACCAGCAGCGGCTCCCGCGCGATGTGTGGCAAGAACTTCTGGAACAAGCTCATCGTGCATAAGTCGGTCAAGGAGACCTATCTTAATAGTCAGCAGGCCGCTGCGCTGCGCGGTGATGCCCGTGAAAGCTTCGAGTTCGGCGGGATCGTCTGGGAGCGTTATCGCGGCAAGGTAGCGGGTGTTGCTTTCGTCCACGACGACAAGGCCCTGCTGATCCCTGAGGGCGTGCCGGATTTGTACATCTCGTGCTTCGCGCCGGCCGACTACATGGAAACGGTCAACACCCAGGGCATCCCGTACTACAGCAAGATCGAGCCAATGCAGTTCGGCAAGGGCGTGGCCGGTGAAGCCCAGTCCAACCCGCTGCACTTGTGCACACGACCTCGGGCGCAGATCCTGCTGGAACTCTGACCGTGGCCTTCCGCGAGCTGATCGACGACATCGACGACGTGGTGTTCGACACCTTGGGCGACAGTGCCCTGATCGAGGGCCGCGCCGAGCCGGTGCTAGGCATGTTCGCGGCGCCCTGGAAAGCGCCGCAGTTCGGCAAGGTCCACACCGGATTACGCGAGCCTCGCTTTGAGATTCGCGTGAAAGATTCGGACGGCCTGAGCAAGGGCCTGCGGGTCACCATCGACTTGCCGACACTGGACGGCGGGGGCGACTACGACCTGCTGCAGCTGGAGCCCGGTGGCGATGGCCTGGTTGCCCTGATTCTGAGGAAGCGTCCATGAGTGTCGGCACTTACGTTCAGCACAAGCGCGACAGCGGGATGATCAACATTCAGCCGTCAGCGGTGCATTCCCAGGCCTTGCGCGAGTTCGGGCAGTTGGTGCCCAAGGCTGCAGCGGCGGCTCAGCGTCGTGCGATCAACAAGACACTGGGATGGCTGCGTACCCACATCGCCCGCGCCGTGGGCAAGCAGGAACGCATCGCCATCGGCGCTGTCCGTCAACGCCTGCGGGCATACCCGGTCAGCGGCGGGGCAATGCGCGGCAAGTTGTGGTTTGGGGTCAATGCCATCGAGGCAAGCCGGATCGGTAAGGCCCGGCAAACCCGTGCTGGCGTCTCGGTGGCTGGGCGGCGTTATCAGGGGGCGTTCTTCAAGCAAGTGTATGGAAGCAGTCCTGACATCTGGATCCGCACGTCGAGCAAGCACTTCAGCGCCTCGGACTACCCCGGCAGCACTCTGGGCCGGCGCAGCTCGGGCTTTATCGCGGAGAGCGACAACCGCTTCCCACTGGCGAAAGCCAAGGTCTCGCTGGACCAGGTGCGACCGCACTTCGACAGCTGGGTGAAACGCGCTGACGAGCGCTTGCTGGAGATCCTCAAGCAAGAGCTTAACTTTGAATTGCAGAAGTACCTCAAGGGGACCGCCCGTGTCTGATCAACCTTTTAGCCTCGAAAGGCTGTATGAGGCCATCGAGCAGCACCTGCAGGAGAAATTGCCGGGGATCCAGGGCGCATCGTTCTGGCCGGATCTGTCGGCTGACACCAGCATCCCCACGCCTGTGGTGCTGCTGGAAATGGCCGAGATGGAACCCGCACCGGATATCGGTACCGGTGAAACCTCGCTGACCTGCAAGTTCGAGGCGCGGATCATCGTCGATTCGATCAGCGGAGATCCGCAACGGCAGGCCGTGCAGTTGGCCTCCCAACTTGCGGTGCTTCTGCGTGGGCAGAGCTGGGGGTTGGAGGTCGACTGCGCCGAGTTTGTTCGATCCTCCCAGGATTGGACCAAGCCCGAACTGGATGGCTACTTCGTCTGGCTGGTGGAGTGGGACCAGACGGTTTACCTGGGGGCCGAGGAATGGCCGTGGCCGGATGAACCGCCGGGTTCATTGGTCATCGACATGGGACCGGGGGTTGGGCAGATCAAACCGGAGGATCTGCAATGAGCTACGCCAGTGCCCAGCATGACCGCATGATTGCCTCGACGGTGATGCCCTGCGTGGTGGTGGCGGTGGATCTGACCACCGCCATGGTGCGTGTGCAGTCGGGTGACTGGACCAGCGCCTGGGTGCGTTGGCACAGCCAGGCGGCAGGTAAGGCGCGCCACTGGCGAGTGCCGAGCCTGAAAGAGCAGGGCGTGTTGATCAGCCCAAGCGGTGAGCCGGCGATGGGTACCTTCATCCCTGGCTTGTACGGCAATGCAGGCGCCCAGCCGGACAACCGCGACCACGTCGAGGTGTGGCGTTTCGACGACGGTGGTTCGTTGGTCTACGACTGGCAGGCCCATAGCTACACCATCGACCTGCCGGTGGGCAACGTCACGGTCAAGGTCGGCGGGTCTGTGCTTGAGATGACGCCGGACAGCACGCGCTTGGTGTCGGGCGAGATCAATCTGGTGGGCACCATCACCATCGACGGTACAACCCAGATTAACGGCAAGTTGAATACGACCGGCGACATCAACAGTGCTGGAAAGGTCATCGACGTCGGCGGCAACACGCCGAACCATAAACACTGATCCCGACCCGCCTAGTGCGGGTTTTTCGTTTTAGGAGCATCCATTGATGAGCAGGAACAAACCCGACAGCCAGGACGAGATTGGGCCCGGCCGCGTGTTTCGCGACACGCTCTTTACCTCCCGCACATTGGTGCTGCCCGATGGCAGCACTATGGCCGTGAGCAAGGCCCGCGTGACGGCCACCACCGACGAGCAGCTCGCTTTCCTTATGACCCACCCGGAAATGGTGCAGGAGTAACCCTGATGATCGGAATGGATCGCCGCACCGGTCAACCGCTGTCCGGGCTCGACCATCTCCGGCAGTCCATCGGGGACATTCTCTCCACGCCGGTCGGCAGTCGGCGGATGCGACCTGAATACGGTAGCCAGATCCGGCGCTTTGTCGACTTGCCGGTTAACGCTGGTTGGAAGAGTGCGGTACAGGCCGAGGCGGCTCGCTCGTTGGAGCGCTGGGAGCCGCGGCTAAAGCTCGAACAGGTGCAGGTCGTCGCCATTGTCGGCGGGCGCATCGACTTCAAATTAACCGGTGAATACCAGGGCGAACGCCTGCTGCTGGAGGTGTCGGCATGAGCACAGTGGATTTATCGGCACTGCCGGCGCCGCAGGTGCTGGAGGCCTTGGACTACGAAGCGTTGTACGAAGAAGGGCTTGCAGCCTTTCGTGGGCACATGGGCGACAACTGGTCGGCAGCGCTGGAGAGCGACCCGGTGGTCAAGCTGGTGGAGCTGGGGGCGTACTGCAAGATGCAGAACCGGGCGCGGGTTAACGATGCGGCCAAGGCGCTGATGTTGGCGTACGCCGAGAAGGACGATCTGGACCAGCTTGCAGCCAACGTCAAACTCCAGCGCCTAGTGATTCAACCGGCCAACCTGCAGGCGGTGCCTCCAGTGGAGGAGGTCAGGGAATCGGACGATGCCCTGCGTGAGCGTATCCAACTGGTGTATGAAGGGCTGACCACCGCCGGCCCGCGCAACAGCTACATCTTCCATGCGCGCAACGCCTCGGCGCTGGTGGCCGATGCCACGGCAGAAAGCCCATCACCGGCCGTAGTGGTGGTGACTGTGCTGAGCCTCGCCGGCAACGGCAAAGCCGACCGGGCTCTGCTCGACCAGGTATACGCCAGGCTTAGTGATGATGACATTCGTCCGGTGGGTGACCGCCTTACGGTGCAAAGCGCACAGATCCTGGAGTACCGGATTGATGCGGTGTTGCATATGACCGGTGCCGGTCCTGAAAACGACGCCTTCTTGGCTGAGGCGATCAAGCGCCTCGCGGCCTGGATCAATCCGCGTAAACGCCTGGCTCTGGAAGTCGCCCGATCTGCTATCGACGCGCAGCTGCATGTCGGTGGCGTCGGCCGGGTCGAGCTTAAAAACTGGGTCGACCTGAAACCGACCAAGTTCCAAGCCGCCTATTGCACAGGTTTCAGCGTTGTCCTAGGGGGCTCCACATGACCAGTCTGCTTCCCTTGAACAGTACACAACTGGAGCGCGCCATTGAGGCCGCCCTGGCTGAGAAAACCGAGATCCCGCTCCGTACCCTATATAACCCTGACACCTGTCCGGCGCATCTGCTGCCTTGGCTGGCCTGGACCTGGTCGGTCGACCGCTGGGACAACAAATGGTCGGAAGCCGTTAAGCGTTCCGCCATCCGCTCCGCGTTTTACGTGCATGCCCACAAGGGCACCATCGGCGCGTTGCGCAGGGTGGTCGAGCCGCTCGGCTACCTAATCGAGGTGCTGGAGTGGTGGCAGACCACGCCCAAGGGCATTCCCGGCACTTTCGCCTTGAAGGTCGGCGTGCTGGATACCGGCATCACCGAAGAGATGTACCTGGAGCTGGAGCGTCTGATCGACGACGCCAAACCCGTCAGTCGGCCGTTGACCGGACTCGCGATTAGCCTCGAAACCCAAGGCGCCACAAACATCGGTGTCGCCCTCTACGAAGGCGACGTAATCGACGTCTACCCACCCGTGCAACGTGACATCGAAGTCACGGGCTACATCGGCGTGGTCGGGCGCGAACACAGCATAGACACTCTGGACGTTTACCCATGATTGATCGCAACTCGCAATTTATGGCGATCCTCACCAACGTGGGGGCCGCGAAGCTGGCGAACGCCAACGCCCTGGGCATTCCTTGGAATCTCACTGCGCTGGGGGTGGGGGATGCCAACGGCACTGACCCAATCCCAAGTGCAACCCAGACCAAGCTGATCAACGAGCAGCGGCGGGCGCCACTGAATCAACTGCGCGTCGATCCGGTTAACGCGGCGGTGATCATTGCCGAGCAGGTGATCCCGGCAGACGTCGGCGGCTGGTGGATTCGCGAAATCGGTGTGTACGATTCGGACGGCGACCTGGTCGCGGTTTCCAATTGTGCGCCTAGCTACAAATCGTTGCTGGACCAGGGATCAGGCCGCACACAGATTGTGCGGATGAACTTCATTGTTTCAAGCATCAACAACATCGTGTTGAAGATCGACCCCGCCATCGTCCTGGCGACTCGCGAGTGGGTTGATCTAGCGATCACCGAGGCGATCAACAAGCAGGACTTCAAGCATTCAGTGTTGGTGGCCACCACGACCAACATCGTTTTGAGTGGCATTCAGACTGTCGATGATGTGTTGTTGTCAGATGCCGATCGTGTTTTGGTGAAAAATCGGACACTGGCGAAGGACAACGGGATTTACATCGTATCGGCCAGCGGTGCCTGGAAGCGTGCCCAAGATGCTGACACGAGTGTCGAGATGACACCGGGCTTGTTTGTGCACGTTGAGAAAGGTACCGCCAACGGTGACAGCGTCTGGCAACTGGTGACGGATGCCCCGATTGTCCTGGGCACTACGCCGCTGGTGTTCGAGATGGTCGCCGGGCGCACGGGCATTGTGGCGGGTACCTACCGTAGCGTGACCGTGGACAAGCTCGGTCGCGTTATTGCGGGAACGAACCCCACGACACTCGCTGGCGCGGGTATTACGGATGCCATGCCGATTGGGACGGGTGGTTTGATGACCAGCGCTCCGATGGTCGCGGGCGCAATCTCAGGCCTTCCTACAACTCAGTTTTTTGCGGCTTCGGAAGGTAACACTACTGATATTCCGGCAAGTATGACCTATGCAGTAGGTCTGCATATAAAGTATCCGGGTCCGGCTGGGGCTTACTGTCTCGATATTGTATCAAGTGTTACTGCGGAGGATTTTAGAATTAGGTACACGGGCGCCGGTGGGCCCGCTGCTTATCGTGTTCTGTGGCACTCTGGCAACTTTACTCCGGACTCAAAAGTAAACGGGGATGACGCTACTGGCGTAGGGTTTGCGTCGGCAAACATTGAATACCCGTACATTTGGAGCAAGACTGCCAATGCTGCTATTTTTTTGCAAAGGCGTCTTGACTTTACACCTGTTCAACAGGGCGGCGGGATCGGGCAGGCCACTAATAAAGTTAAAATTGGGTGGTCCTCTAATGGACTTAAAGCAACAGTAGATGAAAGCGATCTTGGATTCATTTGGTGTGAAAACAACTTCAAGCCATCTGAATACATTAAAAAAGGACAAAACGTCCCCTCGTTTTCAAATCCGACCTTTGGTTCGGGGAATACTGGCGCTATAGGTACAGTTAACACGGTTAATACGGGTTCTTTTCAAGTTTCCAACGAGGGCAATGCAGCCGCATCAGCGTCTATATGCTTTCACCGTGCGGGCGTCTATGCAGCCTATTTGGGTCTTGATACGGACAATCAGTTTAAGGTTGGTGGCGCATCTATGGGCCTGGTGGCCCACACGCTTTGGCACTCCGGTAACAGGCCGAAAGACACTGCGCTTCTCGCTGCTAACGGCTGGAGTAAGAACGCAGACACTGGAGAAATCAAGCAATGGGTTGAGGTCATAGTCGATGATATTTCATCTACGAAAACCTTGAGCGTAGCGTGGCCTTTTAAATTTCCCAACCGATTTTTAAATGCGCAGATTACTTTTAGGATTCCTTCAAGTACTGGCTGGTGTACGGCAGTAGGCACTTATTATGATGCTACCCCCACGGGTTGCATGATGCGCGTGGAGGAGTGGGCGTCGGTGCTTCAAACGGGGATGGTTGCAATTGTTGAGGCGCGAGGTGATTAACACGTGAAAATATTCTATAGCTGTAAAGAAAATGCGTTCTTCAACGAGGTGTTACACGGAACTCGAACAATTACAGTTCCCGATCCGAATTGGATACAGCCAATTACCCGCGTTCCCGATCCTGAGTGGATTCAGCCAACTGTTTCAGTTCCAAACCCTGCCTGGATCGAGGGGGATGAATCAGTAGGTCAAACTATTTTTGTGCCTGATCCTGACGCAGTGGTGCCGTTAATTGAAACGCCAGATTACAGCGCTGTACCGCCGTTGATTGTAGTGCCCAACCCCAAGTGTTTGTTGCCGCTAGAATCCGAGCTAGTGGACGTTTCTCAGGAAGAACATGACGAAATCTACCGGGTACTTTCGCTGGGCGGGTCGATCCTTGTACCTGACAAAAAGGGGCGTCCGAGTACAGCACCAGCGCCGCCGCCTACAGTAGAGGATCTGAAAAACCGCGGGCGTGCCCTCCGTGACCGGGCGTTGCTGCAGACTGATCCGCTGATCTCGCGTCATCGTGACGAACTGGAGGCCGAGCGCCCTACAACCCTCACTGCCGAGCAGTACAAGCAGTTGCAGGGCTACCGCCAGGATCTGCGCGACTGGCCCGAATCGGAACATTTCCCGGCAGTCGAGTACCGGCCGGTACAGCCGGCATGGCTGGCTGAGTTGATCCAATAACGCCCCGCACTGACGGGGCGTTTTCTTTTCCGTTACGCGTAACACGAACAACCTACGGCCTCGCTTATGCGGGGCTTTCTCGTTTCTGGAGTTCAATCATGAGTGGATTCTTTCACGGCGTCACCGTGACCAACGTCGACACCGGCACGCGGCCTATCGCGGTGCCGTCCTCGTCCATCATCGGGCTTTGCGACACCTTCACGCCTGGTCCCAATGCCAGCGCCTTGCCCAATCAACTGATGCTGATCACCCGCGAGAGCGAAGCCATCGCCGCCTGGGGGCCAGATGCGGCGATCACCAAGGCGGTCAAGGCCATCTATGTTCGCTCCAAGGCCGTGATCGTCGCCTGCGGTGTGGAAAAGCTGGCCGACGCCGCCGCACAGACATCGGCCATCATTGGCGGCGTCCTGGCAAATGGCACGCGAACCGGGATGCAGGCGCTGCTCGACGGCAAAAGCCGCTTTAACGCGCAGCCTCGTTTGCTGGCCGCGCCCAAACACACTGCGACGCTGGCCGCCGCCACGGCGCTTGTGGCCCTGAGTGACAAGTTGCGTGCCCTGGCGATCATCGACGGCCCCAACACAACTGACGAAGCGGCCATGGAGTACCGCGAAAACTTCGGCAGCAAGCGCGTTTTCCTGGTTGACCCTGGCGTGCAGTACTGGGACACCGCGCTCAGTGCCACCATCGACGCACCCAGTTCTGCTTGGGTCGCCGGGCTCTTCGCCTGGACCGATTCTGAGTACGGCTTCTGGGCCTCGCCGTCGAATAAAGAGTTCGTCGGCGTCACCGGTACGGGCCGACCAATTGAGTTCCTAGATGGGGACGAAACCTGCCGGGCGAACCTGCTCAACAACGCGCAGATCACCACCATCATCCGTGATGACGGCTACCGCCTGTGGGGCAACCGCACCTGTTCCAGCGATCCGAAGTGGGCGTTCGTTACCCGTGTTCGGACCATGGACATCGTGATGGACGCGATCCTCTACGGCCACAAATGGGCGGTCGACCGCTCGATCACCAAGACCTACGTCAGCGACGTGACCGAAGGCCTCGCGGCGTTCATGCGTGACCTGAAAAACCAGGGGGCAGTGATCAACTTCGAGGTGTTCGCTGACCCCGTACTGAACACGGCCAGCCAGCTGGAGCAGGGCAAGGTGTACTGGAACATCCGCTTCACCGATGTACCGCCGGCAGAAAACCCTAACTTCCGCGTCGAGGTCACCAACCAGTGGCTGACCGAAGTTCTCGACACCAACGCATAAAGGAGAGCCGACGATGGTTCCGCAAACGCTCTACAACATGAACGCCCATATCGATGGCGTCAGCTTTGCTGGGGATATCACCAGTGTGACCCTTCCCAAGATGACCTTGAAAACCGAAGAGCATCGCGCCGGGGGGATGGATGCCCCGGTCGAGATGGATCAGGGCATGGAGAAACTGGAGGCTAGTTTCGCCGGAAAGGGTGTACGCCCTGAGGCGATGAAGTTTTACGGCCTGGCTGATCAGACTGCATTCAACGCGGTGTTCCGTGGCTCCTTCAAAGGTCAGAGAGGCGCGACCACTGCGGTGGTTGCCACCCTTCGCGGCATGCTGAAAGAGATCGATTCTGGTGACTGGAAAGCCGGAGAAACGGGGGAGTTCAAGTACGCCGTAGCGGTCAGTTATTACAAGCTCGAAGTCGCCGGTCGCCTGATGTACGAGATCGATCCGGTCAACTGCGTCCGGGTTATCAACGGTGTCGATCAACTTGCCAGCGTCCGCCGCGACCTCGGCCTGTAAGGAAAACTCTCATCATGAGCACTTTGAAAAAACTACCTACCTGGCTGACCATCACCTCTGAAAGCGCCGCCATCACGCTGTCTCGCCCAAGCGAAATCAATGGCGTTATGGTCGACCGCCTGACTCTACGCTCCCCCACTGTGCGCGAAGTGCGTGCTGCTAACGCCACGAGCGGCGGCGACGATGAACTGCGCGAGATGCATTTGTTCGCCTCCCTCTCTGAAGCCGGTGCCAAGGATCTGGAGGGGCTAAAACTGACGGACTACCAGCGGTTGCAGGCCGCCTATTTTCGCCTGGTGCAGGACGACGGGGTTTAACGCCGATCTGCAGAAGACGGTCGCGAAACGATTGGCAACGCAGTATTCATTTGCGGCCAGCGAAATCGAGACCATGCCCTTTTCCACGATGATCTGGTGGCTCACGGACTGAGCCCCGCATCCCTGCCCGGAGTGATCACATGGCAAATAACCTGGCGCTCGGCCTGGTCATCGGCGGCGCCGTCAGCTCCACGGTCGGCGCTGCCTTCAAGGATGTTGAGGGCCGCATCAAGAAGCTTGGCGAGACCGGCGCCAAGGCCCGCGTACTGCAGAGCACCATCGGCGACACGATCCGCCTGCGAGACGAATGGAAAAAGGCCCACGACACCGGTGCGGCGTCGGCTGACGGTCTGTTGCGAAAGCTGGAAAACAACCTCAAAACCCTGAAAGAGCAGGGTATTGAAGTCGGCAATCTGCGTAAGGAATACCAGGCCCTCGGCCAGGTAGCGCGTGGCGCCGAACTTAAGGCGCTGGGCCACTCGCAGATCCAGCAGGGCAAGGAGGGCATGAAGAACTCCCTCGGCAAAGCAGCGGCGCTTACTGCGTCGTTGGCGATTCCGACCAAGGTCTCTGGCGATTACCAGGCGCAGATCCGCCAGATGTCGTTGTGGGCACACACCGCCGGTACCGGCGATGAGGCGAAACTGGCGGAGAGCATCAGCAAGGTCGCTGCAGCAAAGGGCATGAGCCAGCAACTGCTCGCGAAATCGGTCGGCGCTTTGATCGAGAAAGGCGTGGACTGGGACGTGGCCACCGCCTATGCCGGGCAGATCGCCGACCTGATCGACGGCCAGGGCATGGAGCCTGAAACCATCGCGACCCTGATCAACTCCTTCAAGGAGGCGGGAGTCAAGCAGGGCGACATGGCGGCGATGCTGGGCCAGGTTGCAGCGGCAGGTGACATCGGCGCGTTCGGTCCCAAAGAGATGGCGCGGTATCTGCCGGCCATGCTCGGCAACATCAAGCGCCTGGGCATGGAAGGCCCCGAGGCGGTGCGCTTCCTCGGGGCCAGCTTGCAGTCGCAGTTCTCGCAAACCCAGGACGCGGCGGCGGCGGCCACCAACATGAACAACCTGCTCAACGCCGTGATCAGCAGCACCAGCCAGGAACGGTTCGCCAAGAAAGGCTACGACCTGGCCGGCTCGATTCTCGCCGCGACCAAAAGCGGTAAGGCGGCGAACCCGGTCGACGCGTTCATCATGCTCAGCGAGCAGTTAATCAAGAAACAGGATCCGGCCAAGGCCAAGAAAATCGAGGCGCTCAAGGCCAAGATAAAGGCTTCGGCGGATGGCAGTGCCGAGGAAGAGCAGGCCATGATCGCTCTGACCGAGGCCGCCGGATTGGCGAACATCGTCAGCGATCAAAGCGCTAGTGCGGGTCTGCTCGCGCAGATCAAATATGGCGACAAGATCAAGGCGGATATGTCGACCATCAAAGACACGGATGGCAAGGCCAAGATCGAGGCTGACGCGGCGAAAGCGCGAGAAACGTCCAACCGGAAGTGGGCCTCCGCGACTGCCGGCATTGAATCATCGATGACGCGTATCGGTGATGCGGTGCGGCCGCTGACGGACATCGCGGCGGACGGGCTGGCGAAAGTGGCGTATGGGCTTGGGGAGTTGGCAGGGAAGTTTCCTACCGTCATCAGCGGTGCGACGGTGCTGGCGGCCGGTGTTGTCGGCCTGGGCGCTGCGATCAACGCAATCAAGATCGGCAAGGGATTACTGAACGTTGGACGTGGTTCGTTGATGGGCAATCCGAATGTGATCCAGCGGGTGTTCGTTACTAACCCCTCCGGTGGCGCTGGTGGGATCGATGGTGGGGATGGGAAGCGGCGCCGTGGCAAGGGTAAGCGTGGGCGCGGTGGTCGAGGGGCTGCCGCCAGCACCGCTGCGGCTGCAGCGCCGCTTGGCGCTACTGCTAGTCGTTTCGCGCCCAAGGCCATGATGGGCAGGGGGCTCGGGTTCGCCAAGGTCGGGGCGCCCATGGCGCTGATCGAGGCTGGGTTGATCGCTGCTGATACCTATCAGAATGCAGAGACCCGCGACGAAAAAGCCGAAGGTTACGGCAACGCTGCTGGGACATTGGCCGGCACGCTGGCCGGTGCTGCTGCAGGTGCCGCCATTGGGTCGGTGGTGCCCGTGATCGGCACCGTCGTCGGCGGATTGATTGGCGGGTTCCTCGGTAGCTGGGGCGGCGGCGAGCTGGGTAGTGCGGTAGGCAAGGCTGCCTTCGGTGGACCGGATAAGCCGATAGAACGCTTGGCTCAGCCTTCGCCATTGCTGCTGCCGAAGCCCAGCGGACCAGGCATTACACGGTTTGCGCAACTGGCGCCGACTCCGGCTACCGGTCCATTGATGGGGGATGTTGCCCGTTCTTTGGCGCCGGCACCATCAGCAGCGGTAGTGCCTGCGTTGCTCAGTGCCGGCGCCGCCGCGAGGCCGGATCCTGCTCGCGTTGAGCAGGCCTGGACGTTCGCCCCAACCATGCCGGTGACAGTGCAGGGTGACGTTAAGGATCCACGGCAACTGGCGCAGGAAATGATGCCGTACATGCGTCAGCTGTTCGAGGAGTTCAGCCGGGAGCAGGCGCGGCGCAACTTGTTCGATGCCCCTCACGTTTAAGGAGTTCTTATGGCTTACATGGAGCAACTGCAATCCGGCTTCAAATCCCTGGTCCAGGCCGGGGAGGCAGGCCGGCACAGCATCGACGGCATGATCGGGCCGGTGAACGGTGCCATTGGCGAAATCACCGGGGCGGCTGATGAACTCTCCAGCATTCCCGGTGTTCCGCCGGACGTGGGCGAAAAGCTGCAGCGGGTGATGCGCGGGATTGATGCGGCGCAGTCCAAGGTCGGCGCGGTCTTGTCGACCTACAGCAAAACGACCCGTGCAATATCGGCCATTGATGAGCGGCTGGGCACCTTGAAGGAACAAGCCGCCCGGGCCAGCACGGCGATCAACCAGGTGGCGGGCAAGGTCAGCCCAAGCCTGGCGAACATTTTGCCCACCAGCGCCTTGGCGCCAAACGCCACGCCCTTGGCGGAAGCGGTGAAGTCGTTCCCGCATCTGTTGATCCTGCAGCCGCTGCAAACCAACGCCCAGCCGTTCTACTTCAACCTAGACACGGCGGCGTTCGACGAACTGCGCCGGCAGACGGAATTCCGCTGGGCCTCGCAAGAGCGCCTCAGTCGTCGACCGGCGCAGCAGGCCGTGGGCATGGGGGAGGAAAAGCTCAGCCTCAAGGGTGCGATCTTCCCCACGTTCAAAGGCGGCCTCAAGCAGCTGGACACCCTTCGCTCCATCGGTGCCCAGTTACTGCCGTTGAACCTGACCACCGGCTACGGCGTAGTCCTCGGCACCTGGTGCTTGCGCAGCCTGGAGGAAGAGCAGGGCGCGTTGCTGGCTGGCGGGATCCCGCGCAAGCAAACTTTCAGTTTGGAGTTCACACGCTATGGCGATGATATGCAGAACGTCTGATGGCGACCTGTTGGATACGTTGTGTTACCAGCATTATGGGCACCTGAACGGTACGATCGAGGCGGTGCTGGCTGTCAATCGGTTGTTGGCGGATGAGCCGCAGCCTTTACGCACTGGGTTGCTGATTACCTTTCCTGATCTCCCTGAGCCTGTGGGCGAGCAGGTGCAGTTGTGGGATTGAATCTCGGAGAGTATCCATGAAACCCGTCTTTCGAATTGTGGCCGATGGGGCTGATATCACAGCCCTTATCAACGACCGCCTTTTGCTGTTGCGCACGCTGGACAAGCCCGGCATGGAGTCGGACGAGTTTGAGTTGCGCATTGATGACCGTGACGGCGCCGTGTCCCTTCCAAAGAAAGGGGCTGCGATTGAGGTCTACCTGGGCTACGACAGCAAAGCACTGGCCCGCCTGGGGCGCTACACCGTCGACGATATTGAGGTCTCCGGCCCACCTGACACCCTGGTCATTCGCGGCAAGGCCAGCGACATGCGTGGCAGCGGCAAGACCACCCGCAGCGGCAGTTGGGAAAATGTGCCGCTGTCCAGGATCGTCAGCGACATTGCCGCTCGCAACGGCTGGAAGCCTGAATGTTCAGTCGCCACGGTGGTGCCTCGGGCGGACCAGTTGAATGAATCGGACTTCAACTTCATCACCCGGCTCGCCAAGGATCACGACTGCACGGCTAAGGTCGCCTACAGCAAGCTTCTGGTGCTGCCTCGCCAAAGTGGACAGACCGCCAGCGGTAAGAGCCTGCCAGCGATCACCATCCGCCGCAGTGACGTCAGCCGCTGGCAGTTCCGCTTCACCGACCGCACCACGCAGAAAGCCGTCAAGGCGAGGTACCAAGACAAGAAAACCGGCGAACTGGTCAATCTGACCCTGGACAACGACGACGCGCCTGCAGGGTTGCCACCCGTTCATACCGACCGGCATATCCATCCGAATAAATCCGCCGCTGAGCAGACGGCCAAAGCCCGACTCGCGGCATTCAACCGCTCCACCGCCGAGGTTCGCCTGGAGATGGTAGGGCGCACCGATCTGTTCGCTGAGCGGCAGATCAACGCGCAGGGCTTCAAGGAAGGCTTGGACAGCGAGTTTCTTGTCGACTCGGTGGAACAGGTGTTCACCCAGTCCGGCTGGAGCACGACCGTGGAATGCAACGCAGGGAAGAAGGGAAAGGCCAAGGCGGCCGGTAAGAAAACGAAGAAGTCCAAGGAGGTCAAAGTCCTGGAACTGTAACTGCCCGTACCTGCTTCACCACCCGCCGCCATCGAGCGGTCTTTTTTTGCCTGGGAAAAAGCGATGTCCATTACCGAGCAACAACTCCAACGCATCATGCCCAACGCCCGCCGCCAAGCGGGCTTTTTTGTATCCGCGCTAAACGCAGCCATGACCAATCGCAAGATCGATACGCCAAAGCGTCAGGCAGCATTCCTCGCCCAGGTCGGTCACGAGTCCGGCCAACTGCAGTACGTGCGTGAACTGGGGAGCGATCAATACCTCAGCAAGTACGATACCGGCCCGCTGGCTGCAAAGCTGGGGAACACGCCTGCTGCTGATGGTGACGGGCAGCGGTACCGCGGCCGTGGGCTGATCCAGATCACCGGCCACGACAACTATCTGCGTTGCAGCCTGGCGCTGTTCGGCGATGAGCGATTGCTGCGCACGCCGGAGCTGCTCGAACTACCGCAATGGGCCGCCGAGTCGGCCGCGTGGTTCTGGTCGATTAACGGATTAAACGCGCTCGCGGATCAAGAGCAATTCAACACCATCACCCGGCGGATCAACGGCGGGCTCAACGGTTTGGAAGATCGTTTGCAACTGTGGGCCAGGGCGAGGGTGGTGTTATGCGTCTCTTCGACCTGATCCCCACGCAATACCGGATTGCGGCGGTCGGCCTGCTGCTGGTGATGTTGGCCGCCGGATCGGCTGCCCTGGCCTGGACCGCTCAAGACTGGCGCTATGGCAAGCAGTTGGAGCACCAGGCCCGGCTCCATGCCGACACCCTCGGCGAGTTATCCCAGGCCGCTGCCGCCCTGCAGCGCAAAGAGCAGGACAAGCGCTTTGCCCTGGAGCAGCGCCTGCACAACAACGACGAAACCCACCACAAGGAATTGACCGATGAGCAAACGAAGCAGGCTCGTCTGCGTGATCGCCTGGCTACTGCTGATCTGCGGCTGTCAGTCGTTCTCGCCGCCACCGAAACCACCGGCAACTGTGCAGTGCGAACCACCACCGCCACCGCCCGCGTGGTTCATGGCCCCACAAGAGCCCAACTTGACCCAGCGCATGCTCAACGAATTATCGGAATCACCGATGCCGGCGACCAAGGATTGATCGCCCTGCGGGCCTGTCAGGCCTACGCAAAAGAAGTCTCTACATCGAAGTAAAAGGAGCGGCCGGGCAGGATGCGTCAACATCCAACCCGGCCACCTTCCCCGCAGATCGACCCTGCAAGTCCAGCCAAGGCTCCTGCTTCGTGCACAAAGCGGAGCGAGCCTAGCACTGTTTATCCATACAGCAAAGGTCTTGCTTATACATGTCCACACCCATCATCCCTTGGATGGGCGGCAAACGCCGTCTGGCCGACCGCCTTATTCCGCTCTTCCCACCCCACGAATGCTACGTCGAAGTCTTTGCCGGCGGCGCCGCGCTTTATTTCATGCGTCCCCAGGCTGCACCGGTTGAAGTCCTCAACGACATCAACGGCGACCTGGTGACGCTATACCGCGTCGTGCAAAACCATCTGGAGGAGTTCGTGCGCCAGTTCAAATGGGCGCTCAGCTCCCGCCAGGTATTCGAGTGGCAGAAGATGACCCGCCCTGAAACCCTCACCGACATCCAGCGCGCCGCCCGGTTTTTCTATCTGCAGCACCATGCTTTTGCCGGCAAAGTCACTGGGCAGACGTTTGGTACCGCGACCACAGGCCCGGCCATCAACCTGCTGCGGATCGAGGAGAACCTTTCTGCAGCTTGGCAGCGGTTGTCCGGCACCTATGTGGAGAACCTGCCGTGGCTGGACTGCGCTGAGCGCTATGACCGTGCACACACTTTCCACTACATGGATCCGCCTTACTGGCAGACGGCCGGTTATGGTGTGGATTTCCCCTTTGAAAACTACGAGCGCATGGCCGACTTCATGCGACGGTGTAAAGGAAAGGTGATGGTCAGCATCAACGACCACCCGGATATCCGTCGCGTGTTTGAAGGCTTTCACTTCGAGACGGTAGATATTCGATACAGCACAGCTAACCAGCGCCAAGGCAAAGCCGAGATCAGCGGTGAGTTGGTAATCATGAATTGGGAGCCGGCAGCGTTGGGTGGGCTGTTCTGATAGGTGCCGCCGTTTTGAACGGTGGCGCGTTGCCCTCACTGAACTAAAGTTGCTCCTGTAGCTCGTATTGCAGTCTTTTAACCTCACATTGGGTAGCAGATGGATAAGCAACTCGCGGGTCTTTCATTTCTGCTTACCCTGGTGTGGATCTCTGCAGTCGCCTTCGTGATGTGGTATCTGAGCTGATCTGTCTGGCTCAATCAGTTCTGGGCCCTGATTTCTAACATTCCCTACGGTCTTGCCTACGGGAAACCATTCAAACTCTTCCGTGGGTTGGCACAGCTCCTTTGCAATTTCCTCCGCTCGCGATGGGGTTATGCCGTGATCAAGCCACTCGTTGGCATGCTCTGGCGTCAGCACCAAAGGGCGCCGGTCGTGGATATCGACCATGCCCTGATCGCTTGCGGCGGTGATAATGACAAAACCATCGCCCTCATGAGGCTCCAACCCTGGATTGACCTGGGCAAGCGCTCCGAAGAACATCGGACGCCGGCTCTTCAGGCGGATGAAGTAGGGCTGCTTCTTCTTCGGATCGTCCGGATCTTTTACCCATTCATACCAGCCTTCACTGGGCACAATGGCCCGGCCATTCGGCCAGAGCTGTTTGAAGAACTTCCCGGTGGTGACCGTCTCAACCCTAGCGTTAATCGGATCCGGACGTTTTCCCGTCGCCCAGAATGGCGCCCATCCCCATTTCACTGCATCGATATGCAGCCCATCCTCTAAAGTGTGTAGAACCTGCACCCGCGTCGACGGTGCGACGTTGTAGCGATCAATAGGCTGAGCGTCATACCCGCTGAACAGCTCTATCTGCGGGCTCAGCTCTTCAATGAAGATCGCCATCCCTTCGTATTGCACGAATCGCCCACACATACGCACTTCTCCGCTTGTCGAAATCCCCTACAGAAAAATTGACCGCAGGCGTCCTACGAAGTTAACTGTACATTCATACAGTAATTGTAAAAGGCCGCATCATGAGCTTTACCATTCTAGGTCCCATCGCTGAGGTCGGCGCGAAGTTGCCGTTGTGCTCGTTCCAGGTTCCGGCCGGCTTCCCGTCGCCGGCAGCGGATCACATTGAGCAGCACATCTCATTGGATGAGGTCCTGAATATCCGTGCGCCCCACGTGTACCTGGTGGCAATCACCGGTGAGAGCATGCAAGGCGTCGGGATCTTCGATGGTGACTTGGCCGTGGTGGATCGTGCCATCGAGCCGATCCATGGGCACGTGGTCGTGGCGCTGCTCAACAACGAGCCTGTGTGCAAGCGCCTATGCAAGCGCGGCCGGGAGGTGGTCCTGCTTTCCGAAAACCCCAAGTTCCCGGCGCGCTACGTTCTCGAAGGCGACGAACTGTCGATCTGGGGCGTGATCACCAGCACAGTGCGCAGCCATGTCTAAGCAGCCAACCTTCGCACTGATCGACTGCAACAGCTTCTATGCCAGTTGCGAGCGGGTATTCCGGCCCGACCTGGCGAAGGTGCCCGTCGTGGTACTGAGCAATAACGACGGCTGTGTTATCGCCCGGAGCTACGACGCCAAACCCTTTATCAAGATGGGCGAGCCGTATTTCCAGATCAAGCATAAGCTCAAGCAGCACGGCATCGTCCCGTTCTCCTCCAACTATGCACTTTACGGCGACATGAGCGAGCGCGTGATGAGCCTGATCGAGGCGATGGTGCCGGCAGTGGAGGTGTACAGCATCGACGAGGCGTTCGCCGACCTGACTGGTATCGGTGAGCTGGATGTATTAGGCCGACAGATTCGCGCTCAGGTGCTTCGCTGCACCGGTATCCCTGTCGGCGTTGGTATCGCTCACACAAAGACCCTGGCGAAGCTGGCAAACCACACCGCGAAGCGCCTGCAGGCCCAAACTGGTGGAGTAGTCAACATCACCGATTCGGTTAAGCGTGACTGGGTGCTACGCAATACGGACGTGGCGGAGGTGTGGGGTGTCGGTCGCAAGATGAAACTCCATCTTGATGCCATGGGTATCAAGTCGGCTATGGACCTGGCTAAGGCCGATCCGTGGACGCTCCGTAAGAAGTTCAGCGTTGTGATCGAGAAGACCGCCAGGGAGTTGGGCGGCACGCCTTGCCTGGAGCTGGATGAGCCAGATCCGCCAAAGCAGGAGATCTGCTGCAGCCGCATGTTCGGCACGCGGCTGACCGAGCTGTCGCCCATAAAGGAGGCGGTGGCCACCTACATGATGCGCGCCTCTGAGAAGCTCCGCGCCCAGGGCTCGCTGTGCAAGAAGGTGCGGGTGTGCATCCGCACTGGCATGTTCAACCCAGAGGAGGCGAAGTATGCCAACGGGGTTGTGGTGGATATGCCGTACCCCACTGATGATGTGCGGCTGCTTACTCAAGCAGCGGTGGGTGCGCTTGATCGGATATTTCGACCGGGCTTTAAGTACAGCAAGGCTGAGGTAATGCTGCTCAATCTTTGTCAGCCAGGTGAGTACACCGATGATTTGTTTGCTATATCTCAGCCGGCTGAGGCAACTCGGGTGATGACAGTCATGGACCAGATCAATGAGCGATGGGGTAGGGGCACTTTGCGTTCGGCTTGTGTGCCGGCAGATCCTGATTGGGGCATGCGTCGCGATATGATGAGCCAGAGTTACACGACGAAGCTTGATCAACTATGGTCTGTAGTCTGTAGGTAGCGGCAGCTTTCGGCCAATAGCTGCCGGCCAGCAGTAACTAATGTTACTCCGTTTTTCTGAGCTTAGTTAACCGAGAAAAAGTCGAGCCCATGTTTTTCTACGTAGAGTGTCTGACTTTGTTGCAAGTGAGAAAACAAAGAACTCGTACAGGTGTGGAATAACCGGAAGTTCGAGCTGGTGTCTGCGCTCGTAGTCCATAGCTTCATCAGCGATATATCTGAGAGCGTTATACAGCGGAGTAATGAATTTTACTATTTTCCAAACTAGGTGCGGGGAAACTTTCTGGATTAAGTGCATTCTCCAGTAATCGTCGAACAGGGTCATCGGATGGCCATCGAAATCGAACCTCGCAGAGTAGCCGACTAACCCTGCTTGATCCATTTGGTACATAATTCTTTCGGCATCCTTGTCGAGTTTTACATACCCTATTTCGGTTCTCGCTGCTTCTTTACATATTGTGTACCAGTTGCCCAAAGGTCCGCGATCTGCTGTGGTGTTGTTGAGTTCGCGAAGATTGTAATATCGAGCCTTATTCCCAAAGCTTTCCAAAAAGTCTAGAATTTTGTCTTCTACGCTGCCGGAAACCGGTGCGACAACCTTCTCGTACCCCCATTTATTGCGCACTTTAAGCGCATGCAGATAAGTTGACTTAATGTTGTGACCGTATTTTCTGCGTAATTCTTCATCTGTCGGAGGTGTATAGTTATTTTCGAGCATGTGATTAGTAATAACCACAAGCTTCAGAATTCGCTCGAATCCTATTGTGAGTTGAAAGAATGCTGAGTAAAAATTTCCTATTTTGCTCTCGTCAAGATTCGCTTTTAAAAGCAAGTCGATTCCCGACAGTAATGATGCTCTAGCGAGATGTCCCTCCTGCTGAAGCAAGGTAAAGGTACGGCTGAATCGAAGGTCGCGCATGGTGTCCATCCTGGATGAGCTTTGCCCGCTTCTGAGAAGTAGTCGGCAGGGATTGTGAAGGCGAGTACCACTACTCACGGAAGACAGTTATCGGCCAACAATAGACTTTTACTCCCATGTGAGAGCCAGCGTGCTCATTGGCTTAGTTAAGTTCCCCCATAAACGATGTCTATAGGCGAGTGCCGAGTATATTGTGATTGTTTTGTTAGTTATTTTGAATTTCAAATTATTTGAATTCGGCCTCCCTCAAATTTTGGAGGCGTGTGATTTGTTCTTAAAATTGCATCTGAGTAATTAGCAAGCCATATCCCCTTCTCCCTGATGGAAGATGTGTCACTGAATTTTAGGGAGTTAACAACATTTCGGATTGATTGTTTAAGCAGGCGCGGTCGTTTGTCTTTAGTTATGCCAATATAATCTATGAAGTACAATCCATCATCTTCCTTCACTATCTCAACAGAAGGAGAAGAGTTGGGGTATATAAGATCAATTACATCTGGTGCGATGACCACTCGGGGATAGCGTGCTGATTTACTTTCCACATTGTACGCATCGATAAGGCCTGCGCTAAACGTAAAGGTTCCATTTGTAAAGTGTTGATTTACTGCTACACCTCCCCTGCATAGCAGTTGTTCATCAAGTAGATATCTTTGATATTCAGCGATACTCGTGATAAAGGGTATGAAATGCGATGCGTCATATGGGCGAGAAATTACTATTGAGTCCGAAAATTGGATTATGTTCAGATCTGGATCTGACTTGAAGATCTCTGCACATTTTTGATGACAACGCAGAAGCTTTTCAAGATGCTCTCCAGAGCCTGAGCGAACTTCCCTATCTACCAAGGCTTTAAATCCAAGAATATCAAGGAAAGCTACGAAGTGGATCTTCATGGTTGTATTCATGGCTTCTTCGCATCAAACTCATTGATAATATCTGAAATCGATCCAAAAAGAGTTTTATAAGTTGCCATTCTTTTTTGTGCGCCGCTCCAGTTATTTCCCTTCCAAGGCTTAAGGCTTTTGGTGATCAGTGCTGTGTCAGCTTGATCAATATTAAAAACGGCCTTTCCTACCTCCTGCATAAGCGGGGCAAGTTGGTTGAAGTCAGGTATTTCAACTGATATTGAATAATCCGCAGACTTTACTTTTTGCGTAGGCAAATACAAGGGTTCGCTGATGGGGTCATTGAAGTAAATCGGTTTTAGTTTTTCATCAATCTCCAGGGGGAGACGTTGCATCCAAAGTTTGAAGCCTGGCTTCGCTTCACCCGCATATTTCTTGAAGGCTTGAACGACAGCACCAAGAAATGCCGGCTTACCTGAGCGAATGGGCATGTCTAAAGATTCGTATTGCGAAACTACTTGCTGATGTTCCTTCATCCAACGCTGCAAAATGTGCGAAAGAGTTCCGATGGCTTGCACATTAAAACGATCAGGTGCGACCGGAATAAAGAAACCATCACACACAAGAAAAAAGGCTCTTGTTAAGGCTCCTGAACTAGGGCCAACATCTATAAAGATATAATCAAACTTTTCTTTTTTCGCAAGCCGGATGAGAAAGTCACCAATTGCGACATAGGTCCGCATAAGGTTTGTTCTCATGCTCATTCTTTGAACATGTGCTTCTGCTAAATCATCCTCAATAGAGCTTAAGTCAACGGCACCTCTAATTAAATACAGGTTTTTGTGTACTTCTACTGTTTTAACCTTGTTTATATCAATAAATGCCGCATCACCTTTTATTCTCTGATTCAGAGCATCAAGTATACTAGTCCCGGGTAATTCGCTTACTTTGTGATTTGCAGATTTCGCTGCGGCCGCATCAAGACTTTGTATAGTTCGAGCCAGTGCGATTTCGGTAAGGTTGCACTGGGGGTCGGCATCGACCATGAGTACTTTTTTGCCGGAGTTGGCCAAATAAGTCGCGATATTAAAGGTGGTCGTGGTTTTGGATACACCGCCTTTATGGTTATACAAAGTAATAATTTTCAAAGGGTTATTCCTTTTCCCGTTTAGGGTATTCATTGCATTTATGAATAAATCACACTAGCCAATGGCCACTGGTGAGCTTTTTAACACAGATTTCAGGATCAGGGTTAGCCAGGGAGTTTTCCAGAGGCTCCCACTGAGAAAATCGCCCCGAGGGGAGACCGATTCGTGATTGACGTGACGAATATCAGATTTTGGCCTAAGCAACCTTAGGGGAGCATCGACTGCCTTTTACTTAAAATAGCGTGTCATACAAATTAATATTAACCATCACCAGGCTTGCCCGCTGCGATTCTGAAAGGACATAGAAGTGGCTTAGCCGGCACCTGAACCCTTGAGCTTGGCTAGACCCTGTTTGATGTGGCCAGCGTTTTCACCAATCGTTTGCAATGCTCCGCGGATATTATCCCCAAGGTCTGACTCCCCCTGCTGTTCGACATGTAGTGTCAGTTCCATCAAGGCGGCCTCAAGGGCCAGCTGGTTGGTGTACAGCCTCTCCAGTACATCTGACAGGGAATAATCACCTAGCAT